CTGCTGTCGGATTGCGGGGACCTGGCTGTCATAGGCATCAGTGAGGCGGTTGAGCGAGTCCAGGTCCGGCATCGTTACTTCTCCTCGAGTGTCGCTGACTGTGTCTCTGGGAGCCTGAGTGCGACGGGGACTGCGCCTGTGAATCGGATTCCGTCGAGGCCGACGACCTGTGACGCCGATTCAGGAGCGACGCCGGCGCGGATCGCCGTGCCGAGGGCGTCAAACCTGAGTTTCAGGTCTGCCGGGTCCCCCCCGTACCCGGGGTTGCGGCCTCGTCTGTCAGCTGCGGCTGCGGCTTGTCTTGGAGCGCGAATGCCAACGCGATCTGTTCCTCAGCACGGCGTTGCTTATCCTGGGCGATCTGCTCGGGGCTGTAGCCGAGGATGTTGCGCTGGATCGTCTCCAACGCTTCGCCGGCGTTGCGTGCCTGGACGGCCGCAGCGTATTTCTCCGTGAGGGAGACAGCGTGCGGCGGGACGAACAGCACCTCCACGGTCTCTGCCTCGCCAAGGTCGATTCCCTCGACCGCGAGCGCCTTGACGATGAGGTAGGCGAGCGCTGGCTTGAAGCGCTCGATCCTGTCGCCTGCCTTGGAGAGGAGGGCCTTCTGGGGCTGCTCCGCTCCCGCTGCCGATTGGTTCGCGGAGTCCGGGAGCATGATCGAGAGGGGCGTTGAGGTCTCGGCGGCCAATTCGCGCCAGTCGTCCTTGGTCGCGTTGAGAATCTCGGTGATCTGGGTCTGCGAGGACTCCCAGATTTCCACGCCCGGGGGCAGTTCCCAGAGGGCGGCGGGCGAGGGCTCGAAGATCGCCTGGTAGTCGATCGCGTTCCCGGACTCATCCTCAGCGGGCAGGCCAGCCGATCCCTCAGCAGACTTGAGTGCGCGCTGTCGGAAGGCCTGCATCGAGATGATGACCAGGCGCTGCAGGGTCTGCCAGTTGATGCGGTCGATGAGGTCGAGGACGTGCTCGAACTCGCCCATTCCGAACCTGTTTTCGAGGACCACGACCGGGGGCGCGCCCTCGAAGGGCTGGACGCCACCAAGGTCGAGACGCCAGTCCCCGGACACCCTAGAGATCAGCTGCCGCGACTTGTCGTAGGCCGCGCGCGTGTAGGACATGCGCAGGCCCGGGGTCCACATCACGAGGTGGTCGAGGCCGGCCGCCTGGTCTCGCCAGACCTTCACGGCCGCGAGCGCACGCCAGGGCCGGACAGGGTCAGGCTCGACGTACATGTGTTCAGGCCGCTCATAGGTGACACACGCTCGGCCGTCCTCGTCCTGGGTGACCAGGAGGTAGCCATGGCCGAGGGTGGCCGCGTCCCAGATCGCGTCCGAGAAGACCACTTTGAGGCGGTTGTCCCGCCAGATGCGCGCCGCTGCCTGCGCGGCAGGGCTGTCCTCACTGGCTCCGACCGTCACCCCGTTAGGGATGAGACGATCCACGAGCGCGGACACTACGAGCTTGCCCGGGTTGGTGCGCGCACGCCGCTGGAACTTCAGCCACGCCTTCGCGAGATTCGGGCCCATCTCCGGCAAGGGAGATGAACCGTTGGTGTATGAGCGCAGGAGGTCCGTTCGCGGACGCTCCTTGTCCATCTTTGCAGTGAGGTAGGCGAGCCATTCCTCGGGCGTTTTCGTCATGAGGTGGGGCCTCCTCCCCCAGCGTGTTAGTAGAGCCGCCTCGGTGCGCGGCGGCTAGTTTGCTTGGCTGCACCCTTGCCGACGGCGTCGAGTCCGGCCGTGTAGGCGAACATGGCACCCCAGGCGGCGTCAATCTTCGAGTAGTCCTGGTCATCCGCCGGCTTCACAAGGACGTACCCCGATTGCCTAGGCGACTTGCGGGCGTTGAGCAGGTGCGCCGTCATTGTCGGGTCACCGTCGTAGGTAACGAGGCCCTGGTGGATCGCGGACAAGAGCTGCGCGAAGTTCTCACAGGTCTTGGCAACGTTGCGCTGCGGATACCGGATCGGCTCGGACGCGCTGATCTTGGCTCGCAGGCGACGCGAGTAGCGCGCCTCCCAGCCCTTCACATCCTGAGCCCAGCCAGCCGACGGGTCCGCATAGAACCCCACGACGTTAAAACGCTCGAAGGCCTCACGGACTGTCTGTTCCACTTCGAGACGGGGCGGCTGCCAGCCTTCGCCTGCGGGGCCGTCTGGCTGGCTCCAAATCCCGACCTTGAACAGGTGACGCTGCGTCACCGAGTAGCCGATCAGAACCGTGGCATCTGCAATGCCGATCTTCCGGCCCTCTGAACCGTCGAAGCCGAGCGTGATCGGCTCGGTGGAGCTGATCTGCTTCGTGTGGTCTTCGATGGCTCGCAGCTCGGGCATCGTGAGCCATGCGTCCGACGCCGAGGTGATTTGGTTCAGGAAGTCCGAGCACATCCCCGCGGGATCGTTATCCGGATGCCAGAAGCTATCCGCGATACGTTCCAGGTCCACCCATCCGGGTTCGCACTCGGGCTCGTGGATGGCGCATCCGCGCGGGTCGGCTGCCGAGTCTCCGTAGGCGATCCGTAGACCTTCCAGGAGTGATTCACGGTCCGAGATGTCGGTGTCGAGCGGTGCCTCACGGTGGTCGTAGTACAGACCACGCGCGGCTTCAGGCTTGACCTTCCCGGCCTGGATCATCTCGTAGAATCGCGCCGTCGTTTCCGCGACCGAGCGCTCACCGACCGTGTAAGCGTTCGGGGTCTCGATCGTGAGACCCCCGAGCTTGTCGGCATTCGAGCGCAACGTTTTCGCCAGCTTCGGGCCACCGTTCGACGGCAGCCAGGTCTCTGTCTGGTCCATGACCGCCATGACAGCCTTCGCGCCCTTGACGGAGGTCGCTGACGACGTTCGTTTCTCGATGCGGCCGCGCCTCAGCGCCACGAACGAGTCCATCGGGTCGAGGCCGTACTCCGATTCAGCCGGAGAGCCGCGCAGCATTTCCAGGAGCGGGTCCCAGGTGTTCGCCGTCTGATCGTCCGTCGTTGCCGTGACCTGCACGATAGGGGTACGCCGCGTCGACCACGGGACACCGACCGGCTGGCCATCTGAGTCCCACCCGTCGCACAGCACAGGCCCCATAGCCTCAGCGCAGCAGATCGCTGCGAGAAACGGGCTCTTGCCCCACCCACGCGGACGCGAGAGCACCGCGCGCTGCTTGACTCGACGGCCCGTCTCCGGGTCCAGCTCATACAGCCTCGCGAGGAACTCAATCTGTTCCTGCGTCGGCACGAACGGGATGTGCTCCTCACTGTCCTCGTCACGGTCTGGCATGAGGAGGAACTCCATCATCCAGTCCGCAACGTCGTATCCGAGCGTCGGGAACTCATCGTCCTCGTCGATCGGTTGCCAGGGCACGCTACACCGCCCTCAACTTCTTCTGTCGCCTACGCGCACGCGCAGAAACGGGCGCCGCATCATCAACGGCGCTATCGGCATCGTCTTCGAGGGTATCGGCCACCGCGAACTGAATCCGCAACCTGGCACGATCCTCGGGGGTTGCACCGAACTTCGCGACACGCAACCTGAGCTCAGCGGCCACGCGGAAATCACCCTTCCAGTACAGGGCGTGCAAGTACGCGGTGTCGAGGAGGAATGACCAGTCAGTCTCTGTGTACTCCGTGCTGAGTGGGGATTCGCCCCACATCTTCCACCAGCGGCGCGTCATCGTCGGCCACGTGAACCGCTTCTTTCGGGGCTTGCCATTCTCGTCGAGCACCACATGCTCGATGACCGGCAGCGAGGGCTGCTTGACTGGCTGTGCCGTGATGATACGCAGGATTTGGGGGTCTTTGTTCCGGCGAGCTCGCGAGCCCTTCGGCTTCGGCGCGGGGCCACGTCCAGCCATAACTACCCCTCCAATCCGCAGAATATCAACGAATTATCCGTTACAATAGGAGACGTGAGGACATGCGAACACTGCTCGGCTCCGCTCAGACACTGGGCGCGCACCGACGCGCGCTTTTGCTCGACCCGATGCCGAGTCGCTCACCACCGCGCTGCACAGACGCAAGCCCCACGAGGCCTGCCCGCCGAGCTCACCAGCCGCCCCCGATGGGTCAACCACCTGAACAAGCGCCCGCTGTGCTCACGTACCGGCCGGTGGGCTTCAGTTACTGACCCGAGCACGTGGAGCACTCATACGGCCGCGAGCGCGACTGGCGCTCCCCTGGGGTTCGTCCTCGGGGACGGCATCGGCTGTATCGACCTCGACGGCTGCCTCGATGAGCATGGCATCCCCAACAAGGCCGCTCGCGCTCTTCTCGCGTACTACGAAGGCTCCTACGTTGAAGTCTCGCCATCTGGGCGTGGGCTGCATATCTGGGGGACAGCCGTCCCGCAGCGTGGCTTCAAGCGCATGTGGCGTGGGCAGCGGATCGAGTTCTATTCGCAGGGGCGATACATCACCGTCACGGAGGATGTGTACCAGGACGGCAGCCTGGAACCCCTCTAAATTCACCTACGCCCTCACCCCGCCGCCCGGCGTTTGCGTTGAGCTATCAACGCTTACGAGTAGTTGTAATTTCCCCAGACC